ACGACCTGCTCCAGCTTGCCGGCCTTCTTGGCGTCCTCGACCAGGATGTCGAAGCGCGCGTCGATGTAGCTCTCCGGCTTGCCGGCCACGGCGGCGTCGCCCAGAGCGGCGACCACGATGGCCTTGCGGATGGCGGCGTCGGTCAGGCCCTTGGTGGCCAGCGTCGGCGCCAGCACGGCGGCGTCGGCCAGCAGCTGCGAACGAACGGCCACACGGGCGTCGATGGCCGCGTCGTCCAGCACCTTGCCGTTGGCGGCGGCCAGATCGGCGTCGGCCTTGGCCAGCTTGGCGTTCAGCTCAGAGATCTCGGCGTCCTTGGCCGCGATCGCGTTGGTGTGGGCCGTGGCGGCGTCCTTAAGCATGCCACGCAGCTTCTCGATGGCCGCGATGCCCGCGTCCGTGGTCTCGACCGGGAGGCCGTCCACGGTGATGGTCTTGAGCGTCATCTGACGTTCTCCAGGTTGATTGTCGCCGATGCGTAGTTCACTCCCCCCGCGCGCCCGGCGGACAACGGCGAGGTGATTCATGCGCATGTCCGTCTGGGACACGTCATAGGCTTCACCGTCGGGGGTGACGCCCGGATTGTAGTCAAGGGCGGTCTGGTAGCCCATCGAGAGCTCCTTCTTGCCGTCCTTGTAGTCTTGGATAACCCCGGCGTCCATCAGACACATCGGCACCTTGACGAACTTGCCATCGCGGGCGTCCACCTCATCGCCGGTCTGGCCGACCGCGTACTGCTTCCAGTTGGAGGAGTCCACCAGCACCGGCGGATGGTCGTTGGTGACGGGGCGATGGGCGAAGGAGTGGAGCGTCTCGTCGCTGAACACTTGCTCAGGGGGCCTGTACACCCGGACGATGGCCTTATCGCGCAGGCCATGCTTGTTGTCCGGGTCGACCTCGTATCCGGCATACTCCTGGATGCCGGTTCGGGCCACCTTGACCATGGCCGTCAGGTAGCCATCGGCGGTCTGACGGACCCCCTCAAGCGGCAACCTGTCGAACAGCTGAATCATAGGGGCCGGCACCAGAGAACGATTTGCAGGTCGGAAGCTGCCCTGCGAATCTTCGGCAGATCAAGTGATATTTTGCCTCGGAGCGAAGTATTCATCTTACTTGCTCAAGTCAATGTGGGCACGACCTGTGCAGCGGCACCGGGGCGGGGTGCCCGGCAGACCCGCGGATGGCGGCTCTTTCCATTTGAACACTCGGCCCTGCAGAGCAACGTGCTCAGGTCGGACCCGGCTGTCCTTTGCGGTCTCCCACATGAACTCATCGATGCCCGCTTCCTCTTGACGGACCTGCGTCAGGAAGGCGTTGACCTTGTTGGCTTGGTCGCTGGCGATGAACAGGGCACGGTTGCGGGCGATCTGGAGACGCTCTGCGATCTCCTTGGCCACCGTGCGCGACGGAACCCGGTTGGTGATGGAGCGCCAGACGACCTCGGCAACGTCCTTCTTGGCCTGATTGCTGATGTCGGTGATCAGGTTGGCCATGCGCTGGAGGAATATTGCGATGTCCTCAGCGTTGGCCTGCACATCGATGTAGGGCCAAGGGTCGATGCGCGTGGCCGACCGGACGAGGGAAGCGAACCGCCGGGCATGGCGCGTGGCTAGGGAGGCCAACCAAGCCTCAACCAAGGCCGTGGCGTCCAGGATGGCCAGCTGGGACCGCTCGTCCAGCTCGATCAGAACGGTGTTGAGGTCCGCTGAGGCACTGTCCCGAGTCATCTGGCTCAGAGCAGCCTCATAGGCGGCGACCAGAGTTGTTCTGGAGGTCTCCCACACACGCACCGGGGCCAGCGTGGCCTTGGCCAGCTCGACCTCTTCGTATAGCGGTAGGGCCTGCGGCTGCAGGGTGATCGACTTGCGCCTGATACCTGCAGACTTCAGAAGCCTGACGAGCGGGTAGGCCATGGTCATCCCTTGACCTTCTTCTGCCACTCAGGGTCGATCTCGGCGAACACCTCCGGACCGAACAGCAGCTCCCCGGTGTAGGGCTGGACGGCGCGCAGGTCCATGTCGCCGGCACCCTTCCAGGAGAAGGTGACGTGGGGCTGGTAGTCCTCCCAGTCCCAGCTGGCACCCGCCGCCTTGATCTGCTCGTGGCGCCAGGAGAGGGCCGAAGAGGTAAACATAAGCACGATGGCCTGCCCATCGTCCCCCAGAGCTTCGACCAGACGCACCCCGCCGGGGGCGACGCGCAGTGTGCCGTCCTCCCTGCTGTTCCAGTCGTCGCCAACCTTCATCCAGTCGAGCTGCTGGTGGCTGTAGGCGATGGTGACGTGCAGCTTGTCGGCGCTCAGGAGGCCGGTGAAGCCCTGTGCCTGTGCCCAAGCCAGCAGATCATCCGCATTCAGGAGGCGTCTGGAGGCGTACAGCGTCCGAGGGGCCGCGTCGTTGGCCGCCCGGCGACGTTGCTCCGGCTCAGGGTCGTCCTCGTTGGCCGGTGTGCCGCCGGCAAGGCGCTCCGCCGCCTGCTGCTCAGCCTCGGTCGGCTCGAACTCACGCTCGCCACGCAGCACCTCCTCAGCCTTCTGGTTGGATGCGGCCATGGCGGCCTCCAGGGCAGGCCAGCTGCCGGAGTTGACCATGCGGTCGACCACGGCAGCAGACAGAACGTCCGGCGGGATGAGGCCGGTGTTGACCAGCTTCTCAGCGGCAGTGGCATATGTGCTCTCGACCTCGGCCTCCTCCTTCTCGGACATCTGGTAGAGGGGGCGCCACTCGTACCAGATGCTGTCGTCGACCTTGCCCAAGGCGCAGGCGACCAGCATGACGTTGAAGTCCATGATGGCCGGGTCGATGTCCAGCTCTTGACCGCTGGAGACCATGTCGTAGTAGTTCTTCAGCGCGCCCTCGGCCCCATTGCCAAGGCCCTTGGACTGGGCGTTGAGGAGCCGCTCCATGGGGATGTCCGCCGCGCCGCACATGGCCTGCAGCAGGAGCTCCACGGCCTGCGGTATGGAGCCGAAGTTGAAGGACTTCTGGTTGAACTCGTCGTCCTTGTCCAGCAGCAGGGTATTGGCCACGGACTTCAGCTGAGTAGCGATGGTCATACGACGCATCAGCGCAGCCTCGGCCTTCTCGGTCGCCATGTTGTTGGTCAGGTCCGGCATCGAGATAATGTCGATCTTGGCCTCGACCAGCAGGGCCGTGAGGGCGGCGGTCGCGGTCTCGCTGTTCTGGATGGCGTCGGCCATCCGCAGCCAGATGCTGTCGCCCCAGCCGTCGTCCCCGGTGTTCTGGTGCGTGAACCGGCGTGCTGAGAAGCGGACCACGCGGGAGGGGTGGAGCTTCAGGGGCTGGCCCTGCTCGCCCTGGAAGACGTACCACTCCGGATGGCCGAACCACTTGGAGTTGATGTCGTTGATCCGTCCCTCGACCTGAATCTGATAGCGATTCAGCAGGGTCAGCGACTTGATGCTGTCCTTGGTGATGCGCTTGAAGTCCAGCTCCTTCTCAGGGTCGCCGGGGAGGCCGGTGGGGATGAGCACCGCGCCGCCCAGCAGGCGCTGGAGGATCAGGGCGTCCCGCACCTTCTGCTTGACCTGCAGGCGCTTCTCGGTGGCCTCCAGGAGGGTGATCTCCTCAGCCTTGGCCTGCCATTGGCGCCACTCCCGCACAGCGTCGTTGGCCGGAATGTCCACGATCTTGCCGAACCACGTCGAGCTGCGGTAGCTCGTCTCGAGGTAGAGAGGGTCGACCTGCGCGATGTACTGAATCTGGGTCTTGGCATTGGCCGCCCCCAGACCTGCGACCACGTTGGCCATGCCGTCGGCGGCGGTGACTGTGCCCTTGATCGACTGGGTCATGACCAAGCCTTCTCCATGGTGTTGAAGTTGTATTCGTTGTCGGTGATCATAAGGTCAGTGATCGCCCACACCAGAGCATCGCCCCGGTCCGGCGAGCCGTCACCCAAGTAGCCCATGTTGGTGAAGGCCATGAGCTGCTTCTCAAGCTCGCCCATCATGGCCATATGGTGGATGCGCTTCTGCTCGTACAGAGCGGCCACTGGCTCAGCCCGAACGACCTTGCCCCGGCTGGCCACGACTTCCTTATAGCGGCACTTGATTCCTGCGGCCTTGATCACGGCCTCGACCATGGCGCCACCGTAGTTGCGCTCTGCGACGACGCAGTCGGCTCCCCAGCGGTCGGCCATCTGCTTGACGCGCCGGGCCCACTGGTCAGGGCTGGCCTTGATGGTGCCGTCCTGGAGAACGAATCCGTGGTCCATGCCGTTGATCTCGGCCACACCGGCGGCGATCAGGCCGATGGCGTCACCCTCGTCCTCGTCCCCAGCGGTGCCGGACGGGTCAACCGAAATGACGATCCTCCGTAGGTCGGGCAGGCCACCCCCTTCCCGGAAGTAGCGCGAGGCCTCGTCGACCATCTCAGCGGTCCATAGAGCGCCGGCAATGTCGTCGAGCAGGATGCCCTCGATCTCCTGCTGGCCCAGACGGGTGCCTGCGAACTTGGTGATGATCTTGTTTACGAACTGATCGGCAAGGTTGGCCCGGTTGGAGAACGTGCCGCCGTGGGTCTTGACTGTGCCGGGAGCCTTGAGGATCTCCCGGATGATGGGCAGGGGCCGGGGCGTCGTGGTGATCATTGCCTGTGGATTGTCACCGAGGCGCAGGCCCATGAGGAACATGTCCCATGCGTCCTTGGCGTACTTCCAGGCCCCCATCTCGTCACACCAACCGAAGTCGTGCTGCGGTCCGCGCAGGCGCTCAGGCTCGTCTGCCGAGTATGCCGTAACCTGTGCACCGTTGGCCCACTTGACCCGGCGCTTGGAAGGCTCGTAGATGGGACGACCCATCAGCTGCCCCCGGTGATCAACGTCGTGCTCCCAGCCTACGGACAGCAGACCGGACTCACCCTCGATCATGACGTCTCGGGCGTCCGCAGCGGTCGGGGCAATCAGCGCACCCCGACCATAGCCCAGCTTGGCCTTCTCCCTGACCCACTCAGCTCCAGAACGGGTCTTGCCGGCCCCACGGCCAGCCATGTAGATCCAAGTCTGCCAGCTTCCTTCCGGGGCCAGCTGCTCAGGGCGCGCGAGAAAGCGCCAGTCGTGCAGGAGGGCCTCAATATCCTCTTCAGGCAGATCGGCAATGACCTGCTCCCGGATATCGTCTGGCAGATCGACCAGCTCGGCTAGGTTCACGAGGCGTCGTCCTCGCTTGCCGGCGCAGGGGCCGGGGTCTGAGACTTGGCCTTCAGGGCGCGAGCGACAACAGAGGCGAGGGTGGCGCGGCTGTTGCGCACCTCCAGCTCGCCTTCATGCTGGATGACGGACTTGACGCCCCAGTCCTTGCGCTGGCGAGCCTCAAGCCAGCGGGAAGCTGCGGCCACGTCTCCGAGGACCTCTTCCTCCCACTCCAGCTTGACGATGTCACCGTCCTTGGTGACTGCCTCGCGGTAACCGGCCCGAGTTCCGCCAACTGCTCTTTGGTAGAGAGATCTCTCAACTCGGTTATCGGCCATATCACCCCCTACCTTACAGGCAAGGGAAAAGTTCTCGTGTGTCACCATCCACCGCTTGATGACGCTGATGTCGCGGCCAAGGGCAACGGCGATCTCAAGGTCGGTGCCTCCAAGACGCGCCACGTTCTTGGCTACGCGAATGTCGTCCTCGGTCGGCACCAGAGGCGGACGACCCGGCCCACCCTTGCCGCCGGGCACGAACATGCCGTCACGGAACTCACGCTCCTCGATGGGGCCTTTTGCTTCGTCGGTCATTCAGTCCTCTCAGAGTATCAGGAGGGCCGAACCAACAGGAGGACATTCCGCAGGCCCGGCCCTCCGCACCGGGGCGCACCGGCGGCCATTGGGGGCGGGCGTGACTTTGCCTCGGAGCGACGCGAAAGGAAAGGGTCCGTGGAAGTATTGTGACGGCAGCGCCAAGTACAGCACCAGAAGACGCCGGAAAGCCGACAGGTTCCAAGTTCCAAATATCCACCGTATTCCGAAACTCGGCGGAAGAACTTTCTCTAAATCTTTCCTGAGTCTTCAGAGAATAAAGGAAAGAGGAACCTGAGAAGAGCCGGCAGAGTCCCCAAACGTGTCCCTGGAACCGAACCTGGAACCCATCGAAAGCCATTGAAACCTGGACCGCTCACTTTGGTCCCGCCTTCCCTCAGCCTTGGTTCCAGGTTCCTGGCCCACTTCCCCCGATTCACCGTCTCAAAAAGCCCCGGCCAAAAGTTCCGTCCGCAGGTCCAGGATTGGAACCACGCCGGGGTCACCAATAGTGAACCTACCGTTCATGGACCTTTCATCTGGGACAACGCGCCACAGCCGGTCGCCGCCCTTCTCACCGACCACGAACCAGCACTTGTAGCCCGCCGGGATCATCTTCTTGAGCCGCTTGCGCTGAGCAGGGCGCACGAAGTACTTCACCTCGATTCCCCGCACATCAGCAACCTTCAGCTCGAAGAAGGCCACACGAGATATCAGGCCATCCACGTCGTTGATGAAGCAGTCGGGCAGGCCGTGGGACCCGCCCACAGCCGCCTCGACCCACTGGGCCGTCGGGAATGTCTCCCGGACCTCGGCCCGCACATCAGCCTCAAGGGCGAACCGGGGCTTGCTCAAGCCTCATGCTCCTCAACGATGTTTCGGGACAACTCACGCCACTCAGCAACAGTCAGGTCCACCACGACCTCGACCGTGGCATCATCCGGAAGCTCCAGGGCTCTGGCGACACCGCAGCTAGGAAGGGCGTCGCGCAGAATCTCCCTCAAGCGGTCCTCACTGATCGCCATAGCCAGCCTCCCCTGCCGGCGCTCCGTGGAGCGGCTTGGTCGACGCCTCGGCCAGACGAGCCATGGCCTTCTCGACCGAAGCCTCTTGCTCGCCTTCCGTGCTGAAGCTGCTTCCTGCCATGTCCAGCAGCTCACGCCGCATCGCCTGCCGCAGGGGGTTGTCCAGTGCCGACGGGCTGAAGGCTTCACGTTCGGCCAGCAGCCGCTTCTCCAGAGCGCGCTCCCGCTCACGCTGCGCCGCCGTCGACTTGGTCTCCTCCACTTTCGCCCAAAGGGCCAGATCGCTCGTGTGATCATCCAGCGGCTTGCTGAGGATGGCCTGGACCCGTTCGGCCTGCTCCTGCGTGGGCCACCAGCCCTGGACCGACCACCGGTCCGGCCCTTCACGGAAGCTCATCACCGCGACCGGCGTCGGCAGCGCCGCCCACAGGGTCTCCAGGATTGGCCCAGCGGGCATGAGCCCCAGCACACTGTCGATGACGCGCTCATCGGTCGCCACCTGCTCGCCGCGCATCAGCGCGCGGGTCACGTTTGTCAGGGCCAGGATGGCTTGTCTCAGGTCGATCGTCATTTCTTGTCCTCCTCGGGCGGCCACGTGAACCAGACCCGTTGACTGTGTTCCCGCTTGGTCAGGGCGACCCGTTCGGGAGTTGCGTTGTGGTGCCCACGACGTTGCAGCACACGGCTCATCTTGGCCACAGCGTCGTTAGGCGAGAAGGCCCTTAGGCCGGTGTCGTTTCCGTTGAGGTAAATGTGACGCTCAACGGGCTTCCTGGGGGATGGCATCAGCGCCTCTTCTGCCTCGTTGCCTCGACCACGGAGGCCCATTGCCGAATCTGCGGCTGGAGCTCACGCGCCGCCGCCGACAGGGCTGCGAAGCTGCTACCCAGAGCCACCAGCTCGTCCGCCGCCACGCTCAGTGAGTAGAGCTTGGATGCGAAGTCGTCGAACAGGTGATTGGCCTCCGCCTCCGCCTCCTGCTGGAGCATCTTGATGCGTTCGGCGCGCGTGGGCGGCTGCACCGCTTCGAGTATTTCCAGGTCCATGGTTCCCTCCTCAATCGTATTGGTCGGTCGGCCCGCCCGAATGACGGGGAGCCAGCGGCGGGTTGATCAGGACGTCCATCATAGGCTCGACCTGCTGGATCAGGGCCTTGAGGGCGCGCTCAGGGTCGTTGGTGGCTTCGAACACCTTCTGGCACCAAGCCTCATCCCCGCCGCGCATGGCGAGGCTGACCATGACCCCGTTCATGGGGCAGCTGATGCGGACACAGGGGCGCTCGACCTCGTCGCCCTTGGGCGGGTCGACGTCATATCCGTTCTGGACCAGAATCTGGAAGCCCTCGTGCTCCAGAACCTTCCAGACGGTCTCAGGCTTTAGCCCCTCCGGCGGACGCCAAGGTTGTTCAGTGGTGGTCATAGGGTCGCTCCTCACAGGCTTCCTCTTCCTCCGCCAGCTCGATGGCGACGTCAAGGAGATTGATGATGTCTGCGTGCCGGCGGACCGGCGCGTCGTTGAACTTGGCCACGTCGCCCAGCGTCAACTGCATGGAAGGCCCGGCCTTGCTGATGCGACGATATGCCGCAGTCAGCAGGTCCTGGGCCCTGAGCGATGCTTCAACGGAGCCGGACGAGTGGTCGTTGAGGGCGACCGACATGACCGCGCCACGGACGCACCAGCAGGTCGCCCCCTGGTCGCTGGCGTGGGTCTTCTGCATGGCCGTGCCATTGACCAGCTCCGCCGGACGCCAGCCGTCCTCCGCCGGTCTGTAGGCGTAGAAGCCTTGGGCCCACGCCGCCGGGTCGGCGAGCTTGGCCTTGGCGGCTCTCAGGAACTCGATGTGCTTCATGACTTTCTCCTCAGAAGGGCATGCACTTGGCGCAGCCAGCACACTCTCGGCAGTCTTCTTCGACGATCGGCGCTTCCTCGGTCAGAAACACACGTTCTGCATCGTCCTCAGCCGCCTCGACCGGGCCGGGCGCGGCTTCGTCTGTCTCGGGCTTGAAGATCGACGGGGCGTGGGCGTTGATGGTCGCCACCCGTCCAAGCCAGATCGACTTCCAGACCTCTTCCGTCATGCCGTTTGGACGGGTGGCGACCGGGTTGTCGTTGCCGGCGAGGATGGCGTAGCCCTCCAGCTTCCACGGCGTGGGGTACAGGTCCAGGTCGAGCTCCTTGATGGAGACCGGCTTGTGGGCCTTGATGTACTCGTAGTGGCGCTGGCGCACCTTGGCCGTGGCCGCCACCCGCAGGAAGGTCTCGCTGGGTTGCATGGACGGGTGGAAGTTGAGGGTGGACTCCCAGTAGTCGTCGTCGGCCTTCAGCACGGCACGGATCAGCTCCTCGTCGTCGCTCTCAGCGATGGCGTTGGCGACCCGCCAGTCCCAGAAATAGTCCTGCACCCGTCGCTCCTCGGTCAGGTAGACCTCTCCGACCGCGTCGTAGATGAACAGGGTCATCTTGTTGTCCTGCACATCGCCGGCACGCAGGCCGCGATAGTACTTGAACTCATTGACGTAGTCCTCGTGCGGCAGGTCGTAGATGCGGACCCCGCCACCTTCGTAGCGCACGCTCGGTCCAGCGTCCAAGAACGTGCGGTGCATGTTGTAGTATTCGGCCTCATAGGCCTCGCCCTCGACCAGGATGGCGCAGCCCTCGCTGACGTACTTGTGCTCGTCCGGCAGCTCCCTGCTGAACAGCTTGGTCCAGCCGCCCTCGTCCAGCGTGTTGGAGTGAAGCTCACGGAACGCCATCCACATTTCCCAGTTGATGCCGTAGTGGGTCGTGAACGGCAGGACCATGCGCTTGTAGCGCGAGTTCTTGGTCGGCGGGTTGGCGATCGACCGCATGGCCACGGCCTCAAAGGGCTGGCCCCGGAACTCGCCGACCTGAGCCACCAGCTTGTGCCGCTGGCCGGGGGTGATGATGGTGACCGAGCAGCCGTTGCGTAGCAGCACGGCGATGGCGTACTTGAGGCCGGTGCCGAACTTTCCGATGGCCGGGCGCTTGTCATTCTCCGGCTTGGCGCTGAGGCCGGTGATCGTGATGGCTCGAATATCGAACTCGGTGTAGGTGCGGTGGACGACGGTCATCAAGCTGTTCCTTCATAATCGAGGCGGTTTCCGTCCTCATCGAATGTCATGTTGGTGTCCAGGATCAGGGACTTTCCACCCTCAAGGTCCATGATGATGTCTCCCTGATGCCAACGGAAGCCCTCGACCTTCTTGCCTATCAGGTCTATGGCGCGGGTTCGACCTTGGCGCGGTAGAAAGGGTGAATCAGCCACAGCTCATGTCCCATGTGCCCATGCCCGGCTCCTCGCCGAAGAAGGCCACGCGGCGCTCCTTCTTGCCCGGCAGCATGGAGTTGAGGGGGTAGGTCTTGGTGAAGAACACCAAGCTCCCGCCCCCGTAAGGGATGGTGCTGGTGATCATGATGGCGCACGGCGAGTGCGTGGCCTCGATCTTGGCACGGTTGTCGGTCACAGCTTGCGCTCCATTTTGCCGTCGGGGTGAATGCGGAACGACTGGGTCTGGGACCCTGCCGGCGTGTCGGTGAGGACGGTGCGGTGGCAACGCACCAGCTCCCCGTCCATGCAGTGGTGAGCGCCCATGCACACTCGGAGCAGGGCAGAGGCCAGCGCCGGGGGTTCCCCGGCGTGGATGAAACTCTCGGGCCAGCCCGCGTTGATGCGGGACAAAGTGAGCTCCTGAGCGGCGGTCATCTTGCGTGCCATCAGCGGCAAACCTTGGCGGCCATCTTGGCGGCCGAGCGGCGCATCGCTTGGGTCGTGGTGGCGTTCTGGCTCTCTTGGTGTGCCGAGTATTCTTCATCGGTCATCGCCTCGAAGCGGGCGGCGATCGCCAGCTTCTTTTCCGCCTGACATTGAACACCAACTCGGGCGTAAGTTGCGGCGGTGGCCTTGAGGTCGGCGATGCGTTGTTCGCGAGCGGTCATTCTTCTGACTCCGTTTGGGGCCTCGCGCCCCGGTCCATTCTGTATGCGCCAGATCGATCGAAAAGAAAAGGGTCTTTATGGTTCCCCGGCCACATTTCTGCAGCCGGGTTCCACAGGCCCAGAACCTACTTGTTCTGTACCGTCACCTGACTGGCGCCGGAGCGGGCCACGATGATGTCGTCGCCCAGAGCCGGGATGGCCGCCGACTCATAGACGCGCCGCGCGCTCACCACGTCTATGGCCTGACGGGTCTGGTTGTCCGGCGTCACCACCAGCGCCATGGAGGCCAGCTCCACACCGCGTTCGGCCAGCGCCCGATTGATCGCCGCCATCAGCGCGTCCTCGGACTTGCCCTGATCGAAGTCGACGATGTCCTGGGTCATCAGCATGGCCGTGACGGCCTCGCGGATGCGCCGGTCGATGATGGTGTTCTCGGCCGACTCGTACTTGTCCGACGCATTGGCCTCTCCGTCGCCCTCGGAGTTCTGCCGGCCCAGATAGCGGGCCTCGGTCAGAAACTTCTTGCCGTCGGTGATGGTGTACTCGTAGCTGATCGAGACGTCGGCCATTACGCGGTTGGCGAAGCTCGTCCGGAAGCGCGCCTCACCGGCCATGGGATAGCCAGGGATGGTGACCTTCAGGGCGCAGACGCCCACGCGCGCCGGCACAGCGCCGCCGGGCGCGATCTCCTTCCAGGTGACGCCGCAGTCGTCGGAGATCAGGGTCTGCATGTTGGAGATGGCACGGTCACAGGCCGCAGTGGCCAGAGCCGCGCAGGCCAGGATGGCCAGGATGATGGTCTTCTTCATTTTGCCCTCGTGATGGCGATGATGAGTCTGATCACGACCCAGATGATTATGAGTGGGATGATCACCCCCACAAAGAGCGTCTGCACGATGCTTGCAGATGCCCAGTAGCTCCCGAGCCACATGACTCGGAAGATGGTCCACAGGGAGCCGCCGGCAAGCAGCAGGATCACACCGATCGCCAGCACCCTGAGCAGGGAGAGCTCGAACTTGCTCATTTGAATACCCTTGTCTCGGTCTCAAGCGGGCCGAGATATCCCGCAATCAGCAAGTGCCCGCGATAGGCCTTGCAGAATCTGCTGTAATCCCACTCGTCCTCGAACAGCCATCGGACCCGGCCCTCTTCTGTCGGTCCCACGGCCCACTTACCGAGAGGGCCGAACGACAGCCTCTTGACCTGATGGGGTCGGGTCTCCGCATACCAGTACAGGAACCGCTCCATGGCCTTGAGCCGGGCCGGGTCTCGGACGATCATGCCTTGCGCGTCTTGTGACACCGGGCACACCTGTTCCACTGGGTCCGCTTGCGCATGGACGTGCGCTTGCTGTAGCGCCAGCGGTGGCCCTTGAGCCAGCACTTGAGCTTCCTGATGATCATCTGTATTCCCTTTCTGATTGTCGAGCGCGCTCGACAACGGGCCAGAAGGCCCGTGCCATGAAGTCCGCCTGCTTGTCAGCAGACATTGCCGGGCAGAGCTCGAAGACGAGCGCCACGCTCCTAGAGAAGTCCTCCTCAGAGGCGGCGCTGGCCAAACCCTTGGCCTCCTCCAGAGCCTCTTCAAATCGCCTGTCACGCTCCGTGATCCATGCCCCGATCTCCGCCGCTGTGCGGCCCTGGACCATTGGAGGCTTATTGGCCTCCTCCCATCGCTTCAGAAGCTCGCGAGTGCTTTCGCTGAAGCCCTCCGCCCCCTCGTGGTCGCACAGATCTTCGATGAGCTCCTGAGCCAGAAGGAGTTTCTCGTTGTTATCCATCGACCACCTCCTCCCACTCAGGGTCGGCCGGCACCGGCGGAACCTTGCGCATGTTGACCCACTGAACCTCGGTGCCGAAGAAGTCCCAAAGGCGGTTAGTGTATTCATCCACCTCCTTCTTGACCGCCCGTTGGTCTTCGACCCGGCAACCGAAATCATCGTAGCCGGACCACTCCCGGACGATGACGCTGTTCAGCGGGTTGCTGGTGCTGACGAGGTGGACCTCGTAGCGGGTGTAGGGAGTGTCCACCGTGGCACGGTCGCCATGACGACCGGCCATCGGGAACTTCCTCACCTTGATGATCGGAAGGTGGTCCTGCATAACTGCTCCTCAGTTGATGAAGGCCAGCGTCTGCTGGGCCCGAGTGAAGGCCACGTAGGCCAGATTGGCTTCCTGCTCCAGCTGCCATTGCTGCTTGGCAGCGCGCGACGGGCAGAGCTCATTGTGGTTGATCAGAAAGACGCGCGGCCACTCACGGCCCTTGGACCGGTGATAGGTGGCGAGGGTCGTCACGCCGGTCACGTCGTCGGCGAACAGGCTGTCGATGAAAGAGACCACGTCGGCCACGGTCGTCTGGCCCTTGCCGATGCAGGCCCGGCAGATGACCCGGATGGTCTCGCACTTGTCGATGACCTGCTCAGCCTTCTGCTCTTGGTCCTTGGCCATGGCCTTCTGCACCTCGCGCTCCTGATACGCGTCGATGCGGTTCAGCAGGGCGTCGATGGACTTGACCTTCCAACGCTTGGCCAGCTGCTTGAGGCCGTCGCCGATGGCCCGGCCCTCGACCTTGCAGGCCGTTCCCTGACGGATCAGGGCGTAGGCGGTCTGCACCAGCGGGGCGGTGTTGCGGCAGAGGATGGCGTCGGTCGGCTCGAACGACTTGGGCATCTCAGTCAGGCGCAGCACCTCGCCTTCCGGGGCCGAAGGGGCGGCCATGATGTCCGGAACGATCGTCTGGGCCAGAGCGACCACGGCCTTGGGGCAGCGCCACGTCACCGTCAGCGGAAGCACCTTGGCCTGCAGGGAGCGGACCAGATTGTCCAGCGCCGCCGCGTCCGCGCCGGTGAAGCCGTAGATGGCCTGCCGGTCGTCGCCGACCACGATCATCCGGCCGGTGCCGTACTTGAGGAACTTGCGGGCCAGCGCCTGCCGGCTGCGGCTCAGGTCTTGGGCCTCGTCCAGGAAGATGAAGTCCTTGCCGAACTTGACGCGCAGGTTCTTGACCAGAGGGAACAGGATCATGTCGTCGAAGTCGACCACATCGGTCTGGGCCAGCGAGATGCGGTAGACCTTCTGGGTCAGCTGGATGACCGTGTCCAGGACCGACGTGTCGTCGAAGCCGTTGACGTCGTAGTGGTTGGCCAGATGGGCCCACACGTCGAACGACTCAATCGGCAGGTCCGGGAAGAAGCCGACACCGGCCTGCTTGCCGTAGCGCACCATGGCCTCGACCTGAGCACCGAACTCGGCGAACTCAGGCTCGTTCTGAGTCTCGATGATGCGGCGCACCTTCTTGTCGTCGATGGCGTTGTTGTCCAGCTTGTAGGCGAAGCGGACGAGGCCCCAGCCCAGCGAGTGGAGGGTGGACGCTTGGACCTGCTTCCAGTTGACGTGACCGGCCTTCTTGAGCTTGCCACCCACCTCGTCGGCAATCGACTTGTTGAAGGCACAGACCAGAACCTCAGCGCGCGGGAACTTGGCCATGATGGCGTCGACGCCCATCAGGATGGTCGAGGTCTTGCCGCAACCGGCGCGGGCCACGAGGGCGAGGTGGCTGACGGTGTCCGTCAGGGCCGACAGGAAGGTCTGCTGCTGGGGGGTGGCTTGGAAGGTCATCAGTTCGCTCCAGTTTGGGCGCAACTCGCGCCGCCTCATTCTTATGCGCCAGATCGATCGAAAAGAAAAGGGTCTTTATTGCCGGCCATTTGTGAACAGAGACTGGATGTCATCCAGCAGGTCTGCCGTCTTGTTGTGCTCGTCCCTTGTTGCTTGGCTCAGGGCGATGTTGCCGGCGCGACGGTGGAAGGCCTCGCGTTGCCGGCACCTGACGATGATGCTGGCCGGCACGACTACACCCTTAGCGTCGGAAGTCATCGGCATTGGCGAAGTAGTCGTCGAAGGTCAGGGTCTGGCTGAAGGTCTTGGACCACATGCGGTCCTTGATCTTGGACGTTCCGTGCAGGCCGCTCACCTCTCGGATGAACACATAGGCGATGCCCTGCGGAATGTTGGTCGTTCCCACACAGACCCAGCGGAAGCCGCGCATGTCCGTCAGGATGGAGCCGGTCCGAAGGTCGTGGGTGTCTTGGAGAAGCATTGCGGCACACGTTTTGCTGGCCCTCGGGCCGGGGGAAGGGTCGGCGGGGACGGTTGCCCCCGCCGGGGGTCTTCAGGCTTCGGTTTCGATGACGGTCTTGCCGCCCTTGACCTTGATCGGGGCCACTCGGCAGGGCTCCATCTCGTCGCCCCAAGGGTCCAGCGGCGGGCCGAACTCGTCGAGGGCATCGAGGGAGACGATGACCTTGTAGGAAGGCTCGTTGACGGAGCGATATCGGGGCCAGCCCTTCTTCTTGGGCTTCTGGCGATCAGCCATGGCCACGTGGGGGTAGTGGCCCAGATCGGCAGCCAGCGCCAGCATCTTGGTGTGTAGCGGGCTTTCCGGCTCCAGATAGGTGTGGGTCGGCTTGCCGGCCAGACCGAGGGCGACCATGGCCTTGGCGAACGGAGCCTTGTGTCCGACCTCAGCCGGGAGGGCCGCGTGCACCATCTCGTGGAGCAGGGTCGGCAGGACCTCCATCACCGGGTCCGCCAGTGTAGGGCAGATGAATACCGGGCGGAGCGTCTCGTCCGTGGGGCAGGCCCCCTTGACGTGGCAGACACCGATGGCCTTGCCCTTGCCGTGCGGGATTTTGGGGAAACCGACCGACACCGGCATCGTGGCCGGGTTGAAGGTCAGGTCGATCTCGGCCAGCCACGCAGTCATCTTGATCGCAGCTTGGCGCAGCCACTCCTCACGGCTCGGAGTGAACCAGACGAAGTGGTCGGGGGCGTTGGTGTCGGTCATGGCAGAAGTCTCCTGCGGTTTGCTGTTAGAGCTTGACGATCTTGTACACGTCCAGGACGTGCATCGAGCGGTTGATGGACCAGTCCAGCATCCGGCCATTAACCACGGCGGCGACGTGGCCATTGACGTGGAGCAGGACGTTCTGACCGGCCCACTGGGCGGCGAAGCGCGCCGGGTGGCGGGTGGTGATGTTCTGAAGGTTCTTGTGGACGCCGGGGTAGGTGGCGATCATCTCGTGCTTCCACTTGATGGGCAGGCGCTCCATCTTGTAGCCCAGAGCTCCGACGGCGGCGCGGGCCACGCCCCAGCGGGTGCCCTGACCGCTCTTACGGCCAGCGTCGGCGAACGCCTTGCGAACAGCCTCAGTGTCCAGGCCGGTGAGCAGGGCGATGGCGGTAGGGAAGCAGTCGTTGTTGTCGCCGGCAGCGCCGGAGGCGGCGATGGCCTTCTGATATTCAGGGGCCAGAGCGATCTTGGTCTTGCGAGCCATCTTGGTTCTCTCGAGTTCGCCGGGGCAACGCGCCCCGGCCCAATCCTTATGCGCCAATCGGAAGGAAAAGAAAAGCGCCTTTTTGGCCTACTGCCAATAATTCTTGGAGTAGCGTAGCCAGCCCTCGGGAGTTTGCTCTTCAGGCCGGAACCATCGCCACTCGAAGCCGATGTCCCGGCCATCCCAAGTTATGGGTCCGTGCCCGATATCATAGCCCTCGGCTGCAGCCTCAAGACCAAGGGTCCGCAGGAGGACGGCGCGGCGCTTCAGGGCCTCGTCCGCCGCCCTCACGTCGAAAGAGGCCACTTAACGGCCCTTCAGGACGTTCTCAGCGAGGGTCGTGGCCCCCAGCGCCCGGTTGGCCGTCGCCTCGCACTGCTGCCTGTAGGTCTCGTGCTGAGCGTCCTGCTTGTGCAGCTCCGACCGCATGTAGTTGCCGCCGGTCTCGCCGATCAGCACCAACAGACCGACCATGCCGAACGCGCCGGCAATGGCCCCTGTGATGACCGACCGCCTCTGGTTCTTCTTGACCTCAGCCAAGGTGTAGGTTCTCTCAAGCACTTCACATCTCCTGTTGCATTATGTCGCTAACCTTAACGACGTTCTCCCGGATCAGCCGGGTCTGCTCTTCTGCCTCTGCACGCTGCAGAAGGTCAAGCAGTTTCGGATTGACGATGGCGTATTGCAGACGCCCGCCGACCTTGATGCGCTTCTGCCAAGCGTGCACCCCGGCGTCGGTCATTGACCGGCGCAGCTCGTAGTCGGTGTCGAAGACCCGGCCCTGAACGTGCTCACGGCACCAACCGACCACGTCCTTGATCAGGACAGCGGCTGGCTTGTCGAGCTCCTTGAGGGTGTCGGCGATCGCAGCCGCTTCAGCCTGTGACTCCGACCGGCTCCCTTCGATCATCTCCAGCTTGCGCTCCGTCATGGGAGCGCGCTCCGAGGGGGTGACGTAGGAAGCGCCGGCAGACTCAAAGCCCTCTGCCCAAGCCTTGATGATGGAGAGGCCACCGCCGTTGAGCCACTTGCGGAAGGCCACGAACTTCTCCTTGGGCCACGGCACCTCGGTGACTTCCGGATAGAACCAACGACGGTCGTCGTTCTCCATCTTGAGTGCCCGCATGGAGTTGGAGCAGGCGACGACGTGGCACCAGTTCTCGATCTCATACTGGCGCATGTACTTCTGGTTGACCGTCACCTCGGTGTCGGTGATGACCGACTTGAGGGCGTTGTAGGCCTTCCAGCTGCTGCCAGAGTAGATCTCGTTGACCACGGCCAGACGCTTGTGGGCGACCCAGCCGTTGAAGTCCGCGTTGATGTCGTTCTCAGACGGGTAGCTGACGTTCTGAACCCCCACCAGCGGCGCGAGGATGGAGCTTCCGAGGGTGGTCTTGCCGACCCCCTGAGCCTCGGAGATCAGCAGCAGGCCGTAGCCCATGCGTAGGTCGGGCCGGGCGATAAGCGTGGCGACCCAACGCAGGGCCTCCAGCATCTCAGACTCATGGACGAAGAGGTAGCGCATGAAGTCCAGGAAGGGCTTGATGTCGCCGGCAACGGACGGAATCTGGCACGGAATGTGCAGGTTGATGGCCGACGAGCCTCGGAAGGTCACCACCAGCCCCTCGTGATCAGGCCGGTAGCACACCCGCGTCGAACGGCCCTGATAGGCCTTGAGGATGAGGCGGGAGGTCTCGGCCACATGGCTGAAGGGGGCCAGCATCTTGTTGAGGATTTGCTCGGTCCTCATGATGTCCGGCATCTCCGTGCACACGAAGGTGTCGGTCTCTTCGATGTAGGCCCAGAGCCCCTTGAAGCAGTCCCGCAGGACGGTGATGGGGCGACCCTTGCCTTCCGGGTTGGGTATCTGGTCGGTGGCCCAGGTGGCCGGGTGCAGGCACTCCCGGAAGGCGGGGCCGGTGTAGAACTTGGTGGCGTCGTTCTCCTTGAACATCTCGTCCGGGAACGGGTCGGCCAGATCGAAGCTCACCGGGAACTCGTCGGTGAACTGGATCATGAAGGTCGGCATGCGCAGATGATGGGCGATGGCCGGCACAGCCGCCCGGCCCGGCTCGTCATTGTCGGCGATTATGTAGGCCCGCTTGACACCCGCTTTGCGGAGCGCCGACCAGTCGGTGCGGTAGGGCGACAAGGCCCCGCCGACCCAGCCAAGGTGGGCCGCGCCGGTCAGCTGCTGGCCCCAAGGGTGGGACTTCAGAGCGTCCTTTGCCTCGCGGGTCTCGCCGTCCACCATCCACTGCACCCGCTGTGCGGCCTTGGCACCCTCGTGGATGAACACTGTGGTGTTGTCGCCGATGCGGTCCAGGCCGTAGAGCGGCAGCTGGCCTTCCGGCTCGCAGCAGCGCCACTCGTCGTCGTCGAAGTAGGTCCACGGCACATAGCTCTTGCCACCATCAGCTTCGATGCGCACCTGCACGAAGATGATCTGTCCCTGCTCGTCCCGGAACTCGAAGATGTCCTTGCGGCTGGCATTCTTGATCATTGCCGGCGGGTTGATGATCCGCTCGATGGGCTTCATCTGCGGCCATGTGACGTTGGCACACTCAGCCGCGATGGACGCCGCCTCAAGCTCCGTCGGGGCATATTGAAGGTCGTTGCAGTGGACCTCGCCCTTCTTGGTAAACTTGATGGTGGCGACGTCCTGCCAGTACTTGCCGTGCTGCTCCTTGACCACGGCAGCGGACAGGGAGCGAGGCTCCGCCCCGACGCGCTGAAGATAGGCCTGGATAGCCTTGATGTCCGAAAGCGACTTGATCTTCACTTGTCGATGTCCCCGATGTACTTGATTGACTGAATCATGACCATGCGGAAGCTGCTGCCTCCACGGATGCGGCCCTTGATGGCGTAGAGAGCCTTGCCGGGGCGACCCCGGTCAACGATCTCACGGCCGAACTTCTCGTAGTCGTAGCGGCTGACCTTGCCGAAGATAGTGTCGGTGTCATCGGTCAGCTGCAGGTTGAGCGAAGTGGTGCGCCCGTCTTTGATCTCATAGCCGCGCCGGGCCACGATCACCGCCTCGTTCTCGTCGCGCGGGTTGATCTTGGACGGGGTGACGAAGAGCACCACGGTGTAGTCCTGGGCCTTGATCTGTGCCTTGATGACCGGGGTCGGCGGGGTGACGATGTTCCGCTCCAACGGGTCGGGCATGTGGCGCTTGAAGGCATCACGAACCGGCCAGATGCTGTCGATGTCCGTCTTGGGATTTGCCAGGAGCTTCTTGGCCCGGTCCGGCATAGGCTCGCCGCGCGCCCGCGCTCCGATGATGGTCTTGACCATCTTGGGGCCGATGCCTTTGACAGAGCTGAGGGGGCCGACGAGGTATTGCTTGCCATCACGGAAGCCGATCGACCACTTCTCACCAGAATACTCAGCATCGACCGGGACGTACTCAAAGCCTTCCGCCACCATCTCACGCAGCAGCTGGATTTGGCGCATCGGGTCCGTCTCGTGAGACAAGGTGGCGGCGGCGAAGGCGAACGGGTGATGGGCCTTGAGCCAGCAGCACCAGTAGCTGATCAGACCGTAGGCAACCGAGTGTGACTTGTTGAAGGACCAAGCGCCGTAGGCACAGAGGTCGTCCCAGACCTTCTCAGCCTTGGCCGGGTCAACGCCCTTGGCGATGGCACCAGCCTTCCAGGGGTCACCGAACTGATCGAAGTACTCCTTGCCCAGTGACTTGGACATGGCCTTGCGCAGGGCGGTGACTTGGCCCCAGTCGAGGTCACCGATCTGCCGGCCAATCTCCATGACCTGCTCCTGATAGATGACGATCCCGAGGGTGTCTTCCAGGAAGGGCTTGAAGATGGGATGGGGGTATTCGATCGGACTGGCGCCGTTCTTGCGCTTGATCCACTCGTGGGCGCCACCAGACGACAGGGGGCCGGGGCGACCGAGGGCGGTGACCGAAACGATGTCGTCGAACTTGGTGACTTTGAACTGCTTGGTGATGGACTGCAGGGCTTGGCCGTTGAACTGGAAGATGCCGGACCACCGGGCTTGGTTGAGCACCTCGAACGCTGCCTGATCGTCCAGTGGCAGGGTCTCAAGGTGGTCGCGCGGCAGGCCGGCAAGCTCCAGGGCGTCCTCGAAGACGGACAGCTGGGTCAGGCCTAGGGCGTCCACCTTGAGCAGGTTGTAGCCATCCTCAGCGTCCTTCTTGTCGCACATGGTCGCGCCGGTGCGATGGTCCACGGCCACGTAGTCGGTAATGGGCCGATCGGCCAGCACGATGCCCGCCGCGTGCTGGGAGTAGTGGCGGGGGTGGCCCTCGAACCGGGCGGCGATGACTGCGTCCGGATACTCACGCAGCAGCTCCTGACCGGCGGGCATGGTCCGCAGGGTGTCCTCCAGGGTCTGAAGGGCGCGAGAGTCACCGCCTGAACGCTCGATCAGGGACTCAGCCACAGCGTCGCACTTCCACTTGGGGATTTGCATGGCCGCGCCGACTTCCTGCAGGGCCGACCGGGGCTTGAACAGGGCGACTGTCCCAAGGCGAGCGACCTTGTCCCGACCGTACTTCTCATAGGCGTAGTCGAACACCATGTAGCGTTGTTGGTCAGAGAAGTCGATGTCGATGTCGGGCATGTCGTTGCGGTTGATGTCGATGAACCGTTCAAAGATCAGCCCGAATGGTATCGGGTCGACCGTCGTAATGCCCAGCAACCAACAGACTAGGGAGCCGCAGGACGAGCCGCGCGCCGGTCCGACGATCATGCGGGCGCGTGCCCACTGACAGATGTCGGCCACGATGTAGAAGTAGTCCTCGAAGTCCTTCTGCTTTATCAGAGTCAGCTCGCGCTCCAGCCGCGCGGCGTACACCGGGTCGGAAAGGTCGCAACCCAGCCGTTTTGCGCCTGCTCGGCACATGTTCTCAAGCGTGTCCGGACGCTCGGGATGGGGCAGGGTTGCGCGTGGCAGGCGCACACTGGAGCAGGCCCTTGCCTCAAGCGATGCTCGCTCAAGCGCCAACGTCACCTGATCGGCCGGCAGGTTGTGGTGGGCGATGGACGCGCGCCACTCGTCCTCGGTCAAGATATGCTGGGCATAGGTCTGGACTTCAGCACCCCGGCCCGTCAGCATCTCATACAGGAACTCGTCCTCTTCCCGGACGTAGCGGTTGTCGAAGCAGGCCAGGAACGGCCAGCCGTGGTCCAGAGCACGCCTGACGATGGCCACCGGGGACGAGGGGCCCAAGCCGATGTAGACGCCGGGGGTGGGCTCGCATTCCAGGTCCATGGGCGGGCGGGAGCCAGTGATCTTGACGACACCATCCGCCGCCAGAGCCTGCTCCAGAGTCAGGAGCGGTTGGTAGCGGAACTGCGTCGTCGCCAACTCCACAAGCCGGTTGACTGCTCCGACCTCTTCGGTGGCGATGAACGTCCAATAGTCCACCGAGGGCTTCTTCTCGTTGATGGACCGGGTGACTGCCAGCTCGACGCCGTAGATCGGCTTGAGACCTTCCTTCTCAGCCATCTTGGTCCAGCGGTAGAAACCAAAGGTCGAGGCCCGGTCGGTGATGGGGGCGTAGATCGCCCCAATCTCCTTGAGCCTGCCCATGACGTCCTTGAGGTCGCCGGCAGTGTTGCGGAAGCTGTAGCCCGTCTTGAGCTTTACTAGGTCCACGGCTCAGATGTCCTTCCGGCGGCGCATCTCGAGATAGCAAGCGGTGAGCGCCCCCACGTCTGCCCGCGCCCGGTGAGCGCCTTCGAAGGTCTTGCCGAACAGATGCTCGTGCAGGGCAGACAGATTGAGGCGGTGGCCCTTGTAGTGCTCTGACTGCTCGACAGTGCAGATCAGGCGCTTGCCGGCCAGAGCTTCCTTTATCTGCTCCCACTTGCCAACCCGCTTGAAGTCGACCTCAAGCATCCGCATGTCGTAGCTCAGGTTGTGGGCTACGATCGCCTCAGCCGACTCGACCTGAGCCAGAACACGGTCGGCGTAGGCCTCGAACATCGGCTGATCGGCCACGTCCTCCGGCTTGAGTCCGGTGATGCGCGTAATTGTCTCGTCGATCAGGTTCAGCGCGCCGGGGCGGACCAGGAAGTCCTCCTCAGAGTTGACCTCACCGTCATCGGTCACGACGTGGCCGAAGTACTCGATGATCCACGGATAGGGCTTCATCTGCTCCGGGCGCACATGGTGCTTGTGGAAGAACTTGAAGAGGCCGGTGGTCTCGGTGTCGAAGATCAGCGCCTTCATTGTTTCCTCGAAGTCTTGAAGTTGAAGTCTGTGCCCTGAACCTCAAGGTCAAGCATCCAGCCGCCAGTGGCATCGATCTCAGACACAGGTATGCTGATTTCGCCACCCAGCCTGTTGACCAGGACTATGAGGAGTTGTCCTTTCATCCTGTCGAGTGCAGCAGCGAGCTCAGGGCTGGAGCCGGGGGTCGTGGGAAGCGGCATGCTACTTCTCCAGCCGGGGGTCGTAGGCCGCGCTGCGCTGATCACGGAGGCTGGCCTCCAGCTGCAGCGCCTCGCGCGTCTCTTGGTCCACCTCCTTCAGCATGGCGGTGTAGGCGATCAGGTCCGTCAGGCTGTCCTCGTGGCCGCCGGTCGCGAAGCTGCCGGCGTAGCGGGTCAGCTTTCCGAACAGCAGGGTCAAGATGGCGAACCGGGTGTGGTCGGCCTCGGTGACCAGAACGACGCCGTCCGGGAACAGACCGGCGATGGCCGGGCCGTGGCGCTTGTAGGCGCTGCCGTATTCGGCGTTGCGGCTCTCCTGCACATCGGCGCTGTGGCGCATGATCTCTGCGGGTGATTGGGCCATATCAGTATCCTCCAGGTTGGGTCTGCCAGCAGCGGAAGCCAAGGTTGCGCCAAGCCTCCACCACCTTGTCTCGGTCTTCCAGGATGAACCAGACGACCTTGCGGGAAACAGCCAGATGTTCTTCGGTCCAGACCTTCTCAGGGTCCAGGCCGGTGATGAAGTCGACCAGCATCTTGGGCTTGAGCTCGTGGTCGGAGCGCCAGTCGTGGTCCGGACGCATGATCAGGTGATCGACGCTGATCTCATGCTTGAGGAGCCACTGCTCCGTGGCCATCCGGTACTTC